AAACGCCGTAAATCTAAAATAAAAGCCATGTCTAAATCACTCGACACACTATCTAAATTAGTACCAAAACTGTATGAAAAAGAAGGAAAACGCGAATCTGGGTTCATAGCACAAGAGATGTATTACGATGTTAGAGAAATGCGACACATCGTGTGGCCGGATAGAGATGCGAATCCAAATGATGACGCACCCGAAGCAGATTATTCAGATTGGGGTAAACGCTACGCATGTCTCAGATATTTACACTTCATCGCGTACGTGGTGCGATCCATACAAGAACTCAGGGGGCGTATAGAAAGACTCAAAAATAATAAAATGTAATTTTAGAATGTCTTGTTCATCAAAGGGTAGGTCGTATAGAAAATTTTACGACGCCATACCAAAAATACCAGAGACGCTTCAAACCGTCACTGAAAGAGGTAACACATCGACACAAAGTGTCGAATTCGAAGGAGACGTCGAAACACAAGGGTTTTTTATAGGTGATGGTTCTCAGCTCACAAATATACCACCACAATCATCGATAACACTTGAAACGACTGTGGACAACAGCAACACGGCGACTCGTGGTGCATATTTCGATGGAGATCTAGAGGCAACTGGATTTTTAATAGGTGATGGTTCTCAATTACAAAATTTACCAGCCGCACCTAATATCACGTTACAAACGGTGGTCGCGAACGATAACGTCGCATCACGAGGTGCACATTTCACCGGAGATCTAGAGGCAACTGGATTTTTAATAGGTGATGGTTCTCAATTACAAAATTTACCAACACCCACATTAGATGCAGTTCTATTAAATGATAATGCCGCGACACAGGGTGCGTATTTCACTGGTGACGTTGAAGCTTCTGGGTACTTGATAGGTGACGGGTCCCAATTACAAAATTTACCCGTACCCACACTTCAAGAGGTTACCACACAGGATTTTACGACAAATGATAAGATAATATTCTCAAACCCCGTGACATCACTGGAGACGAGTGGAAATGTCGTCGTCAATGGAAATGTCACGGCACTCGAATTCTTTGGTGATGGTTCGGAACTGACGTCAATCGTACCACAATCACAATTAGATGATAACTCATCGCGAATAAACACACTCAATCAAAAAGTGATCATCACGAACACGAATGGAATCACTACGAATTTTACAAAAGGTGACATACTCTATGCATCTTCTATTGGCACCTTATCAAAGCTTGCTATAAGTTCTACACAAGGGCATGTACTCACGGTAAACGCGTCGGGTGTACCCACTTGGGGTGCATCACCGAGTGTCTCATCTCTTGATAATAGAATATCATCACTCGAAGGAAATCTCATGGTCACTTCAACGACTGGTATTACTGGGTTTACCACAGGTGATATACTCTATGCATCCGGAACAAACACACTGACAAGATTACCAAAAGGGGCAGCTGGGCAATTTTTAGCCATAAATAGTTCTGGTATACCCGATTGGGTCAATGGACCTGGTGCGTCTACGCAGTTCATCACAGAATCTTATACGTCCATCAGGGAGGCTAGACTTGGGTTTCATAACACAAATCCACAACATATGATATCGTTCGGTACGAGCTATTATGATGAAAACACAGGCGATGCATCTGGAAATTTAGTTATAAATGGAAACGTATACGCCGAATTTTACTACGGGGATGGTGTCGGACTCACAAACGTCAACATGTCCCAAACATCCGATGCGAGAGCAAAATCAAACACAGAGATCATCGTGAATTCCCTAGACACACTTTCTAAACTTAAACCGGTCGTGTACGACAAAGACGGTCTAGAAGAATCTGGTTTCATAGCACAAGACATCTATTACGATGCCCCTGAATTGAGACACCTCGTACAACTCGGAAAGGATGCAAATCCAAATGAAACAAAGAATGAACCCAATTACGAAGATTGGGGTGAAGAACACGCAAAACTCGATTACGTGGGTCTCATCGCATACACGGTCGCGGCTATAAACGAACTACGAGAAATGGTCGAAGATCTCGAAAACGCTTAAATTTTTCTTTTTACCATGCTCATAGAATGAGGCTGGTAAAATGAAATGCATTTACTTTTTAATAGAATCCATGGCCGCGAGTGCTAGAACGCCGGCAATAAAGAATAGGACAACATAGTTTGTCTCTGTGTCTTCCACTCGAGACCCACGGGGTGGTCTCTGAGACGGAGCACGCATCTGAGGAACACGCACTGGCGGTTCTTCATCGATGGGACAGTACCCTATCATTTATACTCTAGGTTTACAAATTTATTTCAACCGACTTCTTCTTTCGCCCCCGTTTACCCTTCGCACCCGCGGAGACTTTCACTTCCTTCACATCACTCTCATCTTCGTCGACGCCCTCTGAAGCCTCGACTATATCGGAGATGGCGTCATCATCGTCGTCATCTTGATCGACGTTTGGAATTGCTTCTGGTGCAGTCGTAGACATGGGTGGCGCCGGAGGCATCATGATGTTACCCATCAAACTGGAGATATCCACACCGGGACCCTTCATTTCGTATCGGTCGCCGGACGTAGATGGCTCGGCGCTCCTGGGTGTCGTATTCTTTACAGCGTCAACCATGTTCTGAACCAACGCTGGGTTTTGCTTGAGAATATCATTCATGTTAGGCATCACTGATTTGAACATACTGTTCGTCAAGTGGAACATCATTGCAGAACCACCGAGCATCATGATGAGCTTGACTTCTGGTGCTACGTGCATCTTTGTTCGGTATTTCACATACAGTTCTTCGAACACTTCATCGTAATCGTCCACATTCTCCATGACATTCTCGGACCAACCTTCCAGTTGAATTTCAAATGGATTATACTTTTTGTTAATAAACTCGAGACCCGTGACACACGCGATCAACATTCTCCGGCTAAATTTGATGGATTTATCTACGTCTATGCTGTATGTGATTCGCTTAACTTCCGTTCTGAGATCATCGATATTCGAATATACATTCAAACGCTTGTTCACGGTGAAACCCTTCTTTTCGAGGCGACCCAATTTATTCACCAAATCCGCCTTCTCTTCGTCTATAGACTTATACCCAGGCGATGGTCGTTCCTCTTCGGGTTGCATGGAGTAATCACCTTGCATATATGGTTGCTCTTCATCGTCTTGATCGTATTCATCATATTCAATGGGTTCATCCTGATATGGTGGTGGCGCGGCTTGTTTCGTTGGATTCGCAAAAGCATCTATATCTTCCTGAATATCAGCCTGCATCGGTTGGCGGGGAGCTGGTTTATAGACAGTAGGTCTCGGAATACTTCGCGCAGAGCGTGGACGAGGAACTTCGATCTCGATCTCATCCATGATTGCTTGTTCGTTATCGTCAAGCTTCATGATGTTCCCATGACTCCGATTGAGCACGATTTCTCCGTCCATTACTCTGTACTTTGAAACTATTCCAAATTCTTTAACGCACTTTATAATATAAAAAATATTGATTACATAATAATGAACTTCAACGCCACCAATCGCAATACACTCACAGCCATCGCTGTCGTATTTTGCACGTTGTCCGTCTTGATGTCTTTGAGACCAAGAAACAATAAAAGCTATTACCAGCCCAGACCAATCAATGTCGAGACCGATGTATCCGAGGAAGGATCGCTTTTTGACTTGGAACACAAAATTGAATGTGTCCCGGGTTCTGCGCAGTCCGCTTACTACACGAAGTCTTTGACTCCAGGTGGGATATGTGGCGACCAAGAATTTATCAAGAAGCGCGCCGATGCGAAAATCATCGGTGGAATAGGTGGATCTTTAATCTAAGGTATAATTAATGAACACGGTGAACGCGACGCGTCCAGCCTTACCAGATTTTGATTATGAATATCACACTATCAGCATCGATACGATCGGTCAAGATAGCAAAAATACATTCACAGTTCATCTGACGCAACCAATCGAAAACATAGTTCAAGCTCGACTCACCGCAGCGAGAATTGATGCCGCGAATTCGAATGTGTGCCACATTTCAGTCGATGAATTGAATACGAATTATTCGCAAAGAACATCCAACACGTACGGTGGTCAATCGTCGATGACGCAGCTTAACCGTGGTTTCGGTACCATCATTCAGGCTGGAACGAACCCAATTATTTTTAGAGATGATTACGACGTCGATACGCAGTACATGACCCCGATTAGAAAAATTGACCGACTCACGTGCACATTGAGAAATGAGAACGGGAATACCATCACGAATGGCGCG